AATAGATATTGGGTCATCATAGTCAAAAAAATCTAGGCATTCTCTCCAGTTACATACCATTACTAAATTATCTAACTTAGTATTCTCATCAATTTTTTCCCAAATTACTACTTCTCCAAAAAGCTCATCTGGATTAGTTTTCTTGCCAACTTGACACATTTTTGACCCAGAATAGTCGGAAAAAACCACAAAATTATCTTCTTCATTAATGTATTTCCCACCTTCAATTTTCCCATCAAGGTATGAATCAATCAGCTCTCTCGCAGTTACTTTCTTCTTCGTTTTAATCTTCGGCATACTATTCTCCTTTCAATGTTTTAGATTCTTACCAGACCAGAACTTCATTATTGTTTGCGTCAAGAACATAAATAGACTTAATATTGTGTGATCCAAGATACTTATCCAGCACCTGCTTAATACTTGCACTCTTCTTAATTTTCAAAAGCCCACCATAACTATCATCTTTGAAAACTATTGCTAAATTATCGAACACCATATCATGTGTTACATTTATTTCTGTTAATACTTGAAACTTCTCATCTAAATCAACACTGTCTACCGTCAATGTGTTTTCATATTCATCCAATGCTACGCCAGAAAACTTCTGCTGTTTGTCTATCAATTCGTTGTTGAGTATTATTTGTAATAACTCAAGCAAACTTACTTCTTTCATCATTTTAACTTTCGTCACGACCATTCCCCCATTTCTTCTTTTCCCAACAATTAATCAATTCCTTATTCTCAACTTCTTTACCGTTCTCATAATCAACAATGGTTAATACGTCATCAACACTTAAATAACCTAAAGGCTCACATACTGTCCCGTCTTCTTTAATATAAGCTATCTCATATTCGCCTCGTTCGTAACCGTATGAACCCAAGCACCGAATGACGCTCAAAATACCACCACTGTTCGTACTAAATTCATATTTTTCACCTTCAAAACGTTCATACTTTTCAATGAAGTATGGCGATTTTAAAAATCGTTTCTCAAATTTAATCATCTCATCACTTCCTGTTCTATCAATATCTATACTTTTTCCAACGGATGATGCTAGTTCTCTTATATTTTCAGCCAATTGTTTTGCTCCTAATTTGTCCAGTGCATTACTCTTAATAAAAGTGACAACACCTTCCCATACTTCTTGCTCTTCCCTAGACATTTTCTAATCCTTATAATCCGGCTTCACTGGAATCCACATTTTAGGGTTGTAATTAATTTCATATTGATACTTGCTCACGTTTTTCGTAGTTACATCTTCCACAACGTAAGATACATTGTCGGACAATCCTATAATATGTTTTTGATATTCACCGTCTTGCTTTTCAACAACTACTTCCAACTGATTATCCTTTGTATCTGCTTTAATAGACATACGTCCAGACATTTGGAAAATAACGTCTTGTTTAATCGCATTGATAACGGTTATTTTTCGAACTGTGTTAAAGCTGTCTGATTCTTTTGTAAGATTCTCGTTGACTCTGTCGGCTTGCGAACAAGCACCCAATAAAATTGTTAATACTACTATTACTCCAATTAATCTTTTCATTTACATTTCATCTCCCTTAATAATTCTGGGTTTTCAAACACCTCGTCATTAATGTAAAAATTCTTTCCCGTTAATCACATCAATTGCCAAATTTAACTTCTCACGCAATTTTTCTTTAGTATCGTTTACCGAGAAAAACAAAGCTCTCTCTCCATAATCGCTGTACGCTCTATGATGATGTCTAAAAACAATGCCCTCTAAATGATACTCAATGTCTATTCTCTCTTTACTTTCCATAGATTTAATAAGTAAAAGTTGAGCAATGCTTGCAAGATTAGATATATCATTTAATTTAATAGTGAAGTTTTTAATATCTTGTGGAGCTAAAAATTCATTATCTTTTAGCCACAATAACCAACCGTCTCCTTTGAACTTCAACCCCGTCTTTTGATTAGCTACAAACCATTCTGCCATGACACGTGCCACATCATTTGTTGCTTCACGTTTATTATCAATAGACATCATGCCATCTTCTTCTATTTCAGCCATATAAATCTCATTTGTGATAGCTGATAAGACTAATTCTATATTTTGTAATGACATATTATTCCCCTTTTCTCCCTAGCTCTTCTAATCTATTCTTAACTTCGTTCCACGATATATAACCCTCTCCGTTTGTGAGTTCCAGAACCATACCGTACACAAATTGATTTGTGCTAAATTCTGCTCTGTCGGGATCAATATACGACTTACGATGCCCTTGTCGCGTGTCGGAACAGTAGCATAGAACAGGTTTGTTTAATATTTTTTCTTGTTCTTTAATCTCATCTTGTAAAACCCAATAAGTTTCTGGAATATCTCCGTTAATGTCAAATCTATTAATATCAGCTACCTTTTCTAAACGTTCAATCGTCTCTTGTGCCTGATACTTCATTCCTAGTACTATGCCTAATTCGGCAATAGTACCTAGCCCTTCATTGAGTACGTCGAATACGAAAATATCCGATTCTCTCATTGCTTTAAAGTCGTTAGCTAAAATACGTTCTGCTAGCCCTTCTTGCTTAGCATTAGCCTTATCATTGATTGATTTGTCTTGATGAGGTGAATAAGGTCTAACACCTTTAATCTCAGATATTTCTTTATGTTGCTTATCTCTATATTCAACCATCGCTTGATTTAAAATGTGTCCACCTAAATAGATTACTTTGTCTTTACTCATAGGAATGCCCTCCTATTATTTTTAATATCTTCACGATCAACCAACATAGTCACTCTGTCGTGATTCACTTTCACGACAAAACCTTCTACACCTTTGCCTTCTAATTCCTTCTGCAACTGCGTCGGTGTCTTTCCTGTTGTATTTACACGATAGCGTTGCTTAACATTATTAGTTAAATCACGTGTGTACGTTTCTCTATGCATTAGTCAGTACTCCTACTATTGCATCAACAACATTGACTGTTACCGCATTACCTGCTTGTTTATACAATTGTGAATTGCTTACACCTGCATTTTTAGCTTTATAAAATTGTTCATCTGAAAAACCTTGTAATCTCCAACATTCCAGTGGTGTGAGTTTTCGTATTCTTAGGCCACTTGATATTGGTAATATTGCAGTTTTAAAACCTTCTGGTCTTGTCGTTAACGTTGGACTTAACCCAGAATTATCAAAAGTTTTGTTATAAGCATTTATCGTCATACCATCTTTGATGATGTCTTTATTCTCATTTAATGTTTCGACCGCCTGTTTACCAAACCTTCCATACACTTCTTTTGGTACGACAACTCCTTGATTCACTTCACCTGCTTGAAGTGTATGTGCAATTTGTTTTCCAACCCTTCCACGCCTTGTCTCGCTTTCCGGATACGATACATTTACACTGTCTCCAACTTCTGCCATAGCATATCCTTTTTTAGTAGCTTCACAAACAGCTATACCATGACGATCTTGTGATGTTAAAGTGAACATTGGTTCACCATCCCTTTTAAATCTGCGACCATTTTGTCGCTTATTTATACGATCAGGTGTTAACACTGGGACTGCAATCTTCGGCTGTCTATCTCCGCCCTGCATAGCGTTTAATGTAGGACTGACTTTATTTATGCTATAAACTTTATCTCTATTGTTGTAGTCATACTTATTCAACTTACCACTTAGATCTTGATCTAACGTTAACTTCTTTGTCTTTTCTTTTGACAAGTAATACTTTTCATCAACATCTTGCTCTAGCACATCAATTAATCTCGTTGTAACATCAGTTTGTTTTTTCAATAAATCGAACAGTTTAAATCCAGTAAATAGATCTTTTCTAGTTACTAAGATGTACACTCTTTCTCTATTTTGCGGAACTCCCCAAAATTTAGAGTTAAACAAACCCCACTCGATGACATACCCCAATTCATCCAACGTTTGAATGATTGTTCCAAACGTTCTGCCTTTGTCGTGTGATAATAAACCTTTGACGTTTTCCAATAATACAAAAGATGGTTTGACTTCTTTAATCGCCCTTGCAATGTGGAAGAATAACGTCCCCCTCGTATCTTCAAACCCTGCACGTTTCCCTGCGATACTAAAGGTTTGACACGGAAATCCACCTGTGATGATGTCAACTTTCCCTTTGTATTTTCTCCAATTTTCGTTTGAATATTCTGTAACATCTCCTAAATTCTCCTCATTTTTAGTATTGTAAATGGCCTGGTAACTTTGCTTTGCGAATTTGTCTATTTCTCCATAAGCCAAACATGTGTGACCATGCTTTTCTAATGCGGTTCTAAATCCACCGATACCACTGCATAAATCAATAAAATTCATATTTTAAATCGCTCCAGTTCTTCAACAGTATATAAATTACTTTTGTGTTTAATATGCTTGAGCTTTTTTTCTGAATAAACACCGTCATATTGTTTGTAATAAGGACCATAACCTAACACACGTACATGTTCCTTTGCTGGTATAACTAACAATGCTGGATAGCCTTCTTTGTCGTATAAACGGTATCGAGCTAATAAACCATAGTTACTTCTCATTGGTTTCAGCCACCTTTTTTAAGTGATCACGATAACGTGTTGTATAATCAATAATCTTGTCTAATTCATCAATTTCATCATCTTTGTAACCTAATCGGTCAGTGTATTTTGATAGTTGAGATTTAAATGCACCACGCAGTTCTTCTTTCGAGTATCGTGTGCACCAATAATCAATTAGATCAAATTCAGCATCTCCGTAGTGTTTAGGACGTTTCTTATTTTCTAGTTTTTTACTAGAAGGTATTTTCTCCCAATCTGTTTCGTACGAGAGCCAACAGTTATCCCCTTCATCTGTAGTTACAACAAAACCATCATTGTACGTATCTAGAACCTTCGCTATCATATATCCATTTTTAGTATTAACCTTTATTGTATTTCCTATTTTTAGTCCATCCACATTCATCACTCCTCTAAATTAATTGTGTATTTCCATAAACGTCTGTTTTTATACGTGCAATAAGTGGTTGACCCATTAAATATCTTCCATACTCGCTCAACTTAATCTGCTGTGGAACACCTTTAATACGATTCATTCGCTCCTGCGCCTTCTTCGCTCGGTACCGTTTCAATGCTTCAGCGCACTTCCTTTCTTCAATGCTTTCTGTGTAATCAAGGTCATCGTTTGAATACTCTAAAGGTGTGTTCATCGCATCTTTTAAAGTCATCCCTTTACCAACTCGAATGCTAATAGTTCTAGCTGTAATGCCCCTTTCTTCTAACTTCATCAATTGTTCGTACGGAATTTCAATATCAATTCCACCAGCTTTTGTTTTGTAGACAATATTATCTACTGGACCAACGTAATTTAGTCCTAATTCAAGCGCCAAATCGATATCCCAACCATCAGCTAATCTTTGTTCAATAATTGCACTCGTAAGATTAACAGTGCTCTTCTTTTTTACTTGCGCTTTAGTTAGTTTTAATTTCGGGCGTTGCTTTAAGATATCTTTTATCGGCACGCCATTTCTCAGCTTTTTTCGAACGACAGATGCGCTTAAACCTGTGTATTTAACCATTTGATTAACACTAATGGGTTTACCGTTGTATTCGTATTTCCGTGATTTATCATTAGGTATTACTGGTAGTTCCATGCTATCCCTCCAATTCTTCGATAATTAACGCTGTGCGTGGTATACTCTCATATTTTTTGAATGTTCTGATTTCTACGATTTGATTATCGTCTTTCCACAACTTACCGTTACCTGCATCTAATACAGTTTTAAGTAAGTTATCTAGGTCTGGTTTAGTGCGCTTATATGAAAACAACCTTTCTCTCAATCGTTTTTCAGACCAACTTCGCAATGGTGGGAAGTAAAACTCTACTGTCAATCTGATAGACGACTCTATCTGTAAGTCAGGCATTTGCTCTGCTATAAAATGTTTGTGCCGTGTGTAATTGTTAGGCATGTATGTTCTGACAAACCGTCCTGCTCTAGTAAAGCGTGGACGTGGCGAAGCCATTGGTTTGTTTAAGTGTTTTTCGTCTTTATAAAAGATTTCAATTCTAGTTTCTCTCATTTTTGCTCCTTTGGTTCACATCTAATTCATCAAAAATCAATTCACTTACTTCATCATAGTCGTCAAACGGGCTTATACGCTCGCTCACAAGCAATCTATCGACCGCCCAACCCAATTGCACCATAAACAATTGCATGCGTGTGTTGTGGCTGTATTCAACGCTGAAGAGGTGTCTCAAAAAGTCTTTGAATTCTAGTACCGTCATGTAAAGAACCTCTGCGTTGATTTGTAGTATTCAAATTTCACAACACCAGTTGATCCATCTTTGTTTTTAGCTACGTTAACTTCTAATTCAGATTTATCATCTTCATGCACTTCATCACGGTTATAATAGTCATCACGATATAGCATAAATATCATGCTGGCATCCGCTTCAATACCACCCGATTCTTTTAAGTCGCTCATCATAGGACGTTTATCGTTACGTGACTCTACACCCCTATTCAATTGTGATAACAAGACTATGACGCAACCTGTTTCGTTCGCTATGATTTTAAGGTCACGACTTATCTTCTCTACGTCTACACGTCTATCATTAGAAGGTGTATCAGACGTCATCAGTTGCAAGTAGTCGATAAATATGACTTGTGGTTTATCCGACTCTTTAGATGCTTGCTCACGTATCCTAGATGGTGTTAGGTGGCTCTCATCAAAAATATTTATATTAAACTGCTTTATTTTATTCAGCGCGTTCATGACTTTATTCGTATTCTCTGTGCTTAATTCTGTTGGGCGTTTAATATCTGACAATGGAACGCCTTCAATCATTGCAACTAAGCGTTCTACAACAAGGTTTCCGGTTGTTTCTAAACTGAAAAATGATACTTCATAGCCAGACTTTGCAATGTTCCACATTGTGTTTAATGCAAATCCAGTTTTGCCCATTGACGGCCTTGCTGCTATTACATTCAATTGTCCTTTTTCAAAGCCGTATATTTTGTAATCGAGTAGTCCGTATCCAGTCTTAATCAACTCTTTTGGTTTATCACTCAATACTGATTCCATGACTTCTGCTAAAAACTCATCTGTTCTATTGCCTTGTTCAATGTTGATGTCTTTAAGACTATTTAATTGATCGAGTAAATATAGGTATTCTGTTTGATTAGGATTACTCAAAAAACCTTGAGAGTATTCTACAGCTTTACGCGTCACATAGTCGTTCAGTAGGTTGATTTGATCGTTCATAAAAAATGATAGGTCCGTACCCTTTGACTTACTAATCTGTGTTAAGCGGTCTACATTAACAAAACCTTGCTCGTCACGACATTTAAAGTAAATCTCATTGGGATTTACTTTCCCGACTTCAACAATGTAGCTAATAATCTTACTCACATCTTCATCAACAAACATGTAAGGCTTTAATTTGAATTTTGCATACAAGTCAGGCCACTTCATCAAGTTGCATAAAATCGACTCTTCTGTACTCAAACGATCAATCATTGTGACGCAACTCCTTGATGAAAGTCCTAGCTTTATCCCTAACCGCTTCATATTCTTTTTTATACGCAGGGTCATGCTCTAATTTGTACTGGTGTGTTTCTTCTACTGGTTTTTCTTTTATTTCAAATGCTTTAGGCTTAGTTGCTAATACGTCAGCTAATGTTGGTTTGTATTTACTTTGTTTGATGTAATTTCTTAATTTCTTTTCAGAGGATTTGTAATCGCCATCTTTAGTAAGGATAGATACCCACGCCTTATATTTAGATTCGTGGAATTCTATATTGTAGGTATCACTCACTAATGAGATAAGCTGGAAAGCCTCTTGCTCTGTCATAGGCATAGAATCAACCTCCGAATAACTCTTGTCTTTTTTGGGTTAAAAAGTCATTTGACTTACTAACTTTTTGGGGTGTTACTTTCTTTGTGGCATCTTCTTTATTACGCACACCTTTTGCAGCCCAATCTTCTAAAATTCTTATAAGGTAGCCGATACCTTTTTTATTCTTCTTGCAGTAATTAACAGCAACTTCCACTATATCTACCTTATTTTCATTAAAACGGGCTATGGCGTGTTCTAGTAGTTCTGCATTTAAAGGATTTTGTATAATCCCTAATTCGTCACTGATCATCATAAATAAAATCGACATCTCGTCCCTGTCTCTATTAATACTTGTATTATTATTACTTGTATTATTCTCTTTGACATTTGCGTCAATAGGGGTATTGACAGAATTATCAATAGGGGTATTGATTTTTGCGTCAATAGGTACTGACGATTGCATCAATGGGTACATTTTTCTTTGTTTGATTTCATTACCTTCTCTAATGATTTCGATGTGTAAATAACCAAATTTAGCAAGTTTAGATATTCTGCGGGATATAGTTTCTTTTACTACGTCATACAACTTCGCAAAGTAACCGTTGCTTGCTGTGCAGTAACCGTATTTATTGCTTAACGATGTGATTTCAGCGAATAATAACTTTTCACTGTCTGTAAGGCGGTTGTCGTATCTAACATTAGCTGTAATGATTGAATAGTAACTTGGTTGATCAGTCATTTGTATTCTCCTTTCTGGTATAATTTTTCTGAATGCTTTTGCATCAGATTGGGGGTGATAAAATGTATATCGATCCATTAAAAGATATCAGACCAATATTGAATAAAAATATTTCCAACTTAAGAAACACCGTGTTCGAAGCAACAAAACCTTCTAAAGAATTAAGAAAAACTATTAATCAGATGACAGAATTCAATAATATTTACAAAAATACGCTACTAAGTATTGATACTTCAAATTTGGTGAAAATCAAAGTGCCTACTATCGACATCTCGATGAATTTTAGAAATAATTTATTTTCTGAAAATACACTTCAAGCATTTAAGACCCAATCGAATTTTCCTATAAAGGAAATTACGCGAATTAACAATATACTTCGCTATTCTTTTATCAATACTGTTAACTTTCCTAGCGTTAGTGACTCCTTCAATTCTTCCTATCCAATAAATAATAAAAG